ATACAAATTCTCTTAAATCATATTACATAGGAATCCAATGATCTAAACATAAATCGTGTATACATTTGTTAACAAACCATTGCTCAGGATAACATACAATATGTCCAGGATTAGTATTTAAATAAGCGCCCCACCAACTAAATGTGCTATTAGCAATTATGTTATGATCGCATAAACTCATAAATAATAAATGCTCCCAATCTTCCATAGTTGTGTCTGCTCTAATAAAGGTAATTTTAGGAAACTGGGTTGTTAGTTGGCAAAGAATATCTTTGGCATCTATAATACTTTCTTCTTCGCAAAAATAGAATACAAATATCTCCTTTCTAATTTCGCCGGTTTCCAACATTCTTTGTAAAATGTAACGCAAAGAGGTTCTATAGTAATTGTAAACTAACAAGGGATAAATGTGAGGATAATTTTTATAATCACCAAATCTAAAATGCATAGATATGGAATGAATTTCGTTTAACTTAAACGGTAATTTGTGTTTTACCATTGTTTTTTTTACATCTAGATTTAACAATTTACATATCATAGTTTTATATGTATCAAAATATTTATGGCTTTGATAATAACCAACTAACAAGGCATTGGTTAAATTAGCAGGAAGTTCGTTATATGCGAATTCAGGTTCGTTTATAATAGTTAATGAAGGAATTCGGTTTTTATTTTTTAAAAAGGGTGTTAGTGCTGATAAAAAAGTTTTCCAATAAGTATATCGTATAGTATCTCCATTACAACCATTTCCTAGTTGGTAATTATTTAAAAAGAAAAAGGATGTATTGTATTTTAACGCATAAGATATGGTTGTAAAAATTTGAAACAATTGGTTGCCTAGTCCACCACATAATTTACATGTTATCATGTTAAATACATTATGTTTTCAAAATGTATTTAAGTAGTAATTAAGAAATATGTATATTTGTTTGCATAAAATCTTGGTGTTTTTTACTTCGGCAATGTTCTGCCTTGCCTGCTCTACGAATTTCGGCACCACATTCACATGTTATCAATTCGCTTTGTTTGGCCTTAATTTTGTCTTTGTTTTGTTGATACCATTCGTTTTTCTTTTCCTTTATTTTGTCTTGGTTTTCTTCAACATACAATTTTTGTTGTTCCATAATTTGCTCTTTATGTAATTCACGATACGCTTTATTTTGTTCCATAATTTGCTCTTTATGTAGATCATAATGTTTTTTTTTAGTCTGACTTATTTGCTCGGAATGCGTTTGTCTATATTGTTGCTGTTGCTCCTTAGCTTTTATCAGTTGCTCTTTTGCTTTTATCAGTTTTTCTTCTTCGGATATCTCTTCTTTTTCTTTTTCTTCAAACTGTTTTAAGTGTTTGACCGACTTTAGATGTCGTAGTTTGTATCCTAAAGTATAAGAATGTCCACATTCACATTCTATAATTTGACTATTTTTTTCCTTTAGTTTATCTTTATTAGCAGTTGCCCAATTTTTAATAGATAGTGGGATTGCATCTTTATTGGTTTCACGATTTATTTTTTTTTGTTCAGATAGTTTTTCTTTATTTAATTTGGTAACCTTGTTTTCTTTATAATTTTGTTTGGATTTTTCTAATATAGTTTCTTTGTTATTTTCATACCATTTTTGCTTATATATTTGTGGTTCTTCTTTACATTTAGCGTAAGGTTTATTTGTATTTAAAGTAGGACTTAACTTTTCAATCCACTCGTGTTCAATTGCTTCTGCTTCTCGTTTATTGTTACAATTATGTTGTTCTATTTGTATCATAGACCAATTGTCCCAACCACCATGGTCTCTAATAAACATATACACATAACTATTATAATTAATATTTCCACTGGCCGTTTTGTGCTTGTTTTTTCGTTGTATAAAATTAGTAGTATGTCCAATATATATATCATCAATTTCCGTGTCTTTACAACAAAGTTTGTAAATAATAGTAGCAGAATAATCCGTTGGAGTTTTTGGCATAGTATACATATATATGTTAAATTGTCTTTATATTAAAATCTTATAATATATTATAACATCTTATAATTCAATTTTTATTAAAAATCTTCAGTAAAATCAAAATCACTTGTGCTTTGCGTTTTATTAGCAAGAGCATAAGAAGAGTTGACGCGCTCGAAAAAGTTGACTTTACTCTCTAAACTGATTAATTCCATAAAATCAAACGGATTACCCACTCTATAAATCTTTTTGTAACCGAGTTGAACGCATAACCGATCAGCACAAAATTGAATATATTGCGTCATCAGCAAACTATTCATACCAATTAAATTACAGGGCAATGCGTCGCAAATGAATTCCGTTTCAATTTCAACCGCCTCTTTAATAATTTCATAAATACGCGATTTGTCTATTTTTTTAACCAATTTGGAATATAAAAGCACGGCAAATTCACAGTGAAGTGCCTCGTCTCTGGAAATCAATTCATTGCTAAAAGTTAGACCTGGCATTAATCCGCGTTTTTTTAACCAAAATATGCTACAAAATGCGCCACTAAAAAATATACCTTCAATGCAAGCAAACGCGACTAACCGTGTAGCAAAACTGGACCTATTATCATGAATCCATTTTTGAGCCCAATCCGATTTCTTTTTAATACATGGGTAATTCGATATAGCATTAAATAACTTATGCTTTTCTTCCTTATCTTTAATATACGTTTCTATTAGATTGCTATAAGTATGACTATGAATATTTTCCATGGCTATTTGAAACCCATAAAACGCGCGCGCTTCCGACACTTGAACTTCGCTCATAAAACGTTGCGCCAAATTCTCCAAAACAATACCATCTGATGCAGCGAAAAACGCTAATATTAAGGAAATAAACATACGCTCGTCATTATTAAGAGCATCCCAATGGGATAAATCTTTAGATAAATCAATTTCTTCGGGTCTCCAAAAACAATCCACTTGTTTTTGATACATATCCCATATGTCTTTATGCTCGATGGGAAACATCACAAATCTATTATCGTTTGGTGCTAATAATGGTTCACTACTATTCTTGGACATCCTAAATTATATATAGAAAAGATTTTATATTTGTTTCATAAATACATTTTTTTACAAATATTTTAATAACTTAGTAACATAATAATGTGTGATCACTTAGTAGCAAGTAGAGACTTAAAGTTAACTCAAATTCAACAAGAAATTATTAACAAGAAAAAATTGTTAATTCAAAAGAAAAAGGATTTAGAAAATAAACTGGTTCTAAATGAGTTTTTGGCTGATGTCAAAAACGATTATGCAAAATATCATAAACATATATTACACGAAAAAGAACAACAACGTGACACGCTTATGTTATTAAATGAATATATAAACGATTTGATTTCAACCGAACATTTAGTAGACGACCAATTAAGAATTGCCAAACACGACCAAAAAGATATTATTACTGAAATTGATAGAGTTAAGGCTGAGTTAGATGAAATAGTTGAATATAAATAAAATAATATAATAATATATAGATGAATGTTTTTGACAATGCACTATTAACATTAGGCAACACGGTTGGTTCTATAACTAACAAAGTAGAAGAACAAAAAGGTAGAGCTAACGAATATAAAGCCTATATAATAGCCGAATTAGGTAATCTTAGTGCAAAAATACAAACTCTACGCACCCTTGGTAGTTGTGAACCCTTAAAACGTGAGATAGCCGATTTAAAACAACAACTTCAAGCAAAAACAGATGAATTAACTACAGCCAACAATTCGGCAACGGCATTGCAAACTCAAGTAAGAGAGTTACAGCAACAAATAGACACATTAACCTCACAAATTGCTGACAAAGACGCACAAATAAAACAATTAAATTCAGCAAATAGTGGTAAAGATGGTGAAATTGCCAACTTACAAAATGAAAAACGGGCACTTGAAGAACAAAAACAAACCGCAGAACATAATTTAGCATCTGTAAATGAACGAATGTCAGGAGAAATTACGGCAATAAATAATAGATTGCAGGAACAAATTAAACTAATAGACACTATAATGGATGAACTATCTAATGAAGGAAATAAGCGTGAAATGGATTCACAATTTAACCTAATAAATCGTAATATAGATGATATAGTTAGAATTGTAAATGATCCTGGACAAGCAGGTGCGACTACAGGTAATGTCAAACAGATAGCAAACGCTATAAACGCAAAAGCCAATGCTAGTTCTAGTTCTAGTTTTAAAGGTGGTAAACGTAAAACTATGAAACGCCGACGGAAGAGAATGGGTAAGCATGCGTTAACTGGTGGCTATGTGTATAGCACTAGTGCAAAATTAGACAAGTCTAGTTCTGTAATATCCGTATCTAAATCCCCGTCTAAATCTGTAAAACGCACAAAAAAACATAAAAAACATAAAAAACTTACATTATAGTAATATACTTATTTTGTTTTAGATTACTTATTTTGTTTTAGATTACTTATTTTGTTTTAGGTTACTTATTTTGTTTTAGATTACTTATTTTGTTTTAGGTCGCTTAGCATCCCTTTTAATCCAGGTAAATGTAAGCAACTCTTTGGAAATGTTTTACATATTTCTCTAATCTTTAAATTAGAGAAATTACATCGCATTTTCATAATATATTTACGTTCTTTAAATACATTTTTCCACTTTTTTTGAATAATACGTAACCAAAATGTCTTTAAAATAGCTACGGCTTCTTGTGTAGGTAATATAATATATTCTCCTATTTCTGGTTTAATATAATTTGGCGATGATACTATAGCATGATAATTTCTTATTGTTGGGTGATTTGTCGAATAAGAATTTATATAATTACTGGGATTGGCATATATATCCTTTAAAAAGTTTATTTCATCATAGATGGTTGTAAAATCTTGATCATAATCATCTTGGTCATAATCATCTTCTTCAATATAATCTAACGAAAATTTAGTACTTGGATCAAATTTGTTATAAACTATATAATGTGTTTCAATATGTGGGTCGCTTGTATTGGTCTTTCCATGTATAACGGGGTTATGCAATTCGCAAATCATTAAATACCATTTATTATTAGAACTAGTCTGCATTATAGTATATTAGGCGTATTTAATATAATATTTTTATTCAATTTTTTTTAAAACAATAATATATAATATGAGTATCGCAAGTGAAGTATCTAAAATTTTTTCAAACAAATATACATTATATATTATTGCCTTTTTAGCGGCGACCAATGTATTGGGTTATGTAGTTACACATAAAATAAATGCGGTTGTATTTTTTGCGTTGGTTAGTGTATTAACATATCAATTTAGTAAAAATATGGCAATAGTATTGTTAGTTGCTATGGTCGCAACGAATTTTTTAATGGTAAATAGAATGCGTGAAGGTTTAGAGAATGAAAGTAATAGTCCTGCTGTAAATAATAT